CAATATGACAACATAGTTATTTAATATACATAAAAATAAATTAAACTTTTATTAAATATATATATATATAATAATAAAAAAGTAGATGAAAAGTGTAAAATTGAATAGGAGAATGACGAGTATAAATATAGATGCTGAATTACTGGATTTATTTTTAATTAAAATTAAAATAAATAAAAAAACTATGAGGGATGTATTAGAATTATATATGAGGGATTACATAAAAATAAAATAAAATGAAAAAAAACTACGGACAACTGGAATTAAAATTTGATGAACCAAAAGAAAAAAAAGTTTTATCAAATTGTTTATCATACAAAATAACATCTGCGTTAAAATATAAAAAGAAATAATAAAATTGAGGGGAAGGGGACAGGACCGTTCAACAGAATAGATTTGTTTATGTGAAATTAGAATAAAATAGTTGAACGGCTTTTTAAGATTTAGGTTTTTTGTTTTTGTCTGGAGTGTCGTTGTCTCGGCACTCCTTTTAATAGTTAAAAAATAATTTTTAATATATGAAAGAAAAAAAATTGTGGATAATTTATATAATGTGGATAATTTATATAATTTTCATTATTGTGTCCATATTAATAATTAATTTAATATAACTATGAAATTAAAAATTAGTGATATACACAATAAAAATTTAGATATAGTTGCTGATTTAGTAATGGATCCGGAGTTCATGAAATTATATAGAACTATATTTAATGCTGAGTTTAGATTTGTAGGTTTGATGAGAAAGAATATAAAAGATGCCGAACAAAAAATTAAAGAATATAATTATAATAAAAAATATATAGAAAGTAGAAGGGTCATATCTACCACAGATTTAGCAAAGGCGTTTAATATAACGCATCAAAACGTAAATAGATTGGTTAAAGATGGTGTATTCGTATATAAACCAGTTAAAGAAGGCGCACCTATATTTATATTTATAAATGAAATTGATGAATTGGTTGATGATAGATTAATAAAATATAAAAGAAATTGGATCATCTACAAATATGAAAATTATATAGATTAAAAAAAAATAATGAAATGGAAAAATCTGTAGAAAATTTAGAAAATATTAAAAAAGCATTTGATACAAAAAAATTTAGAAAAATAATGGAATCTTGTTCTGTTAGTGATATGTCTATAAATAGAAAAGTTATAGGAACATTTAAAAAAGATTTTTGGAAAGAATTTATTCAGGATGAAACAAGAAGAAAACAGGGGGAGTTTTTTACGCCTACAATATGGGTTAATGAAGGTCATAAAATGATTTCTCAAACTTTTGGTGATGATTGGAAAGAGGAATATGTTGTATGGGATTGTGCTGCTGGTACTGGTAATTTGACTAGAGATTATAAGTTTAAGGAATTATATTGTAGTACATTGGTTGGTTCAGATATTGAAACTATGGAACAGGCTGGTTATAACCCAGAGGCTGTTAAATTTCAGTATGATTTTTTGAATGATGGTATCATTGATGGTAAAATTGATGTTGCGGGGGATATGAAATTACCTTTGGGATTGAAGAATGCTATTTCAGAAGGTAAAAAAATTATATTTTTTATTAATCCACCTTATGCTGCTGCTGGTGAAAAAAATTTTAAAGGTAATAAGAAATGTAATATTTCAAAGACTAATGTTTCAGATTTGATGAAAAAAGATAAATGGGGTAAATGTTCTGAAAATTTGTATGCACAATTTATATATTACATATATAAGATTAATAAATTTAATAAAAATATTAAAATTGTTTTATTTTCACCTATTTCTTTTATGATTAGTCCATCGTATAAAGAATTAAGAAAAAGTTTTTATAAAGATTTTAGTCTTAAATATGGTTTTTTAATGAATTCTTCTGAATTTACCAATGTTAAAACTTGGGGGTTGACATTTTCAATTTGGGATTATTTTGAAAATAATAAAGATATAATTTTAGATATAAAAGAAATTAATAATTATGATTTTATTATCAAAAGAGTTGGAATTAAGAAAGTGTCTAATATAGATGAAAATATTTCTTTGAAAAATTGGATAGAGATTGAAAGTAAAAGTTATAAAAATTATAATGATGAGCCATTATTAAGTACTGCTCTTAATATAGTTAATAATAAGTACAGAGGTAAATCATTAGCCGGAAGTTTAGGCTGGTTTTTTAATCATAATAATAATATTGAAAAAAATTCAACATCTGTTTCAATACTATCATCAACATTTTCTCAAGTAAGAGGTAATATTATAACATCTGAAAATTTTAAAAAATCGACAATTGGTTTTTGTGCTAGAAAATCTATAACTGATATTAATAATTATAAAAATCAAAAAGACGAATATTTAGCACCAACAGAAGAAGTTCAGAATTCACCACAATATAAACAATTTGAAGTCGATTCAATAGTCTATTCTTTATTTAATACATCTTCAAATCAATCTTCAATGCGTCAGGTTGAATATAAAGATAAACTTTGGGATATTAAGAATGAATTTTTCTTTATGTCAAAAGATGAAATGAAAGCATTAGCAGAACAGCATAAGTTTGATGAACTTTATAAAGATGCTAGAATGTCTGATGAAAGATATGTATATAATCTTTTACAGACTACTAATCTTAGCAAAGATGCAAAAGATGTATTAGAAACATCTAGAGAATTGGTTAGGAAATCTTTTGAGTGGAGAAAAATAATGCATCAGACTAACCCTGAATATCATTTACATTCTTGGGATGCTGGTTGGTATCAGATCAAGAAAATTCTTAACCAGCATTTCAAAGATGAATTATCATCATTTAATGCTAAGTATAAGGTATTTGAAAATAGAATGAGACCTCAGGTTTATCAGCTTGGTTTTTTAATAGAAGATATACAAATATGAAAATTATATAGATTAAAAAAAAATAATCAAATGAAAAAATAATGGATGAAATAAAAAAAAGGTCCGGTCGTCCAAAAGGATCGCCGAACAAACCAAGTATAATAAAAGAAAAAAATAAAAAATTAATACTACAATCTTTAGATGAGAATATGGGCATATTAGCACCGGCACTAAAAGTCGGTGGTATATCAAGGTTGACATTTAATCATTATTATAATACAGATGTAGATTTTAAGATCCAAGTAGATGAAATACGAGAAAAAGGTATGGACTATGTTGAAAGTCAGTTATTAAAGCAAATTAAAGATGGTGGCGCAGCGCAGACCATATTTTTTCTTAAGACGAAATGTAGAGATAGGGGGTATATAGAACGAACAGATACGAATATGACGATAGAGGCAATAAAAATAAAATATATTGTGCCTACTGATGATGAGAAAAAATTAGACGAACCTACAACCCCTTTGAACAATAATGAAATTAAACTAAACTTACATGAAAAGAAAGTTTAGTTGTGTAATTACAAACCCTCCTTATAACTCTGAAAGAGGAGATAATAATCAATCTGTGGATATTTATCCAGAGTTCGTGGATAAGGCTTTTGAGTTGTCTGATAGATATGTAATAATGATTACAAAATCTAACTGGATGATTAAACCAACTCAAAAGAAATTTAGAGAAAAAATGATTAATGGATATAATGTTGATAAAATTGAACATTATTCCAAAAATCCTTTTAATGGGACAGATATTAAAGGTGGTGTTTCATATTTTGTAATAGATAATCAAAATACAAAAGAAACATTTGAATTAAATGGTGTTGTTTATGATAGGAAAACTGCTTTACATTTTTTACCTTATGATTTAAATAGAGATGAGTTATTGGTTCTTAATAAGATTTTAAATTTTGAAAAAATAGATTTATCTAATTTCAAACCAAAGTGTTTTTATAATGTAAATACCAATGATAAAAGATTATTAGATAATGGGGATATAATTTGTCATGTTTCTGAACAAAAAGGCAAATTAAAATATCTTTTGAATTCTGATCTGGATAAAAAAATGATAAATGATATAGGAAAATATAAAATATTCACATCATCAAGTTATGCTCCTTATCAAATTGGTAGATTAATAAAATCCAAGGGTGAATTATGTTCAAGTAGTTTAGTTAATTGGGTTTTTGATAATGAGGAAGATATGAATAATTTTTATGATTATATAAATTCAAAACTATTCAGATTTTGTGTTTCTCTTATAAATAATAAGATAGATATAGGCAAATCAACATTTTCTTTAATACCACAAATTGATTTTTCAAAATTGGATAAAGTAGATGATGAAAATATTTACAAATATCTAAACTTAACAGAAGAAGATATTCAGACAATTGAAGAAAGATGTGAAAGATTGAAATTAATAAAAATAAGTTAAAAATGTGTCTAAATTTAGAGGTATAGAGAATATAAAAGAAGAAATAAACAAACTTACTAAATATAGGAAAGAGCATGCTGATACTTTTGGTGAAGTCTTTACAGATTTTTATCTCATAGAAGAACATGTTTCTAATATTGATCCTGAATTATTTAAGGATCCAACTTCTACATTTCTTGATCCGTGTGCTGGATTTGGCTCATATTCTATTATTTTAATAGAAAAACTGATGAATGGATTAGAACAATGGGAGCCAAATCCATCAAAAAGATATAGGCATATAATTGAAAATCAAATCTTTATGGTTGAGATACAAAAGGAGTCTTGTGAAATAATAGAGAAATTATTTAATCCAACTGGAAAATATACACTTAACCTATATAATCAAAATTTCCTTGATTTTGAATTTTTATAAAAAAAAACTTTAACAATTGGAAATTATATTCAGGCCCCATATAAAACAAGATAAAGCGTGGCGCTACCTACAAGATAAAACAACTATTCAAATTTTATATGGAGGTTCAGCATGTTCTGGGAAGTCATATTTAGGTTGTATGTGGCTTTTTTTATCGTGCCTACAATATCCAGGAACAAGATGGTTGATGGGCCGTTCAAGATTAGGCATATTAAAAAGAACCACCCTAAACACTTTTATTGATATAATAAAAAAATATAATTTTGATAAGTGCCATATAAACAACTCAACATCTATAATATATTTTGATAATGGCTCACAAATAGTTTTAGCAGATTTATACCACTACCCAGCAGATCCGAACTATGATAGGTTAGGTTCATTAGAACTTACAGGAGCATTCGTAGATGAGTTAAGTGAGATTTCACAAATAGGAATAGAGGTTCTAACATCAAGAATTAGATATAAACTTACAGAATATAATTTAACGCCTAAACTTTTTTGTGCCTCTAATCCATATCAGGGGTGGAGTAAAAATTATTTTTTTACTCCGTATGTTGAGAATAGAGAATTAGAACATATAAAATTTATACCCGCATTACCAACAGATAATCCTGACGCACCGAAAATATATTTGGAGTCGTTAAACAAAGTTTTAGATCACGCTTTAAAACAAAGATTACTATATGGTGATTGGAACTTTGACGACGATGCCTACAATCTTTTTCAATATGATAAATTACAACAAACATTCTACAATGATATATTCGTCAATATAGATGATAAATTATATTTGTCCGTTGATGTTGGAGATTTAGGAAAAGATAAAACGGTTATAGGAATATGGAAGGGTTGGAGTTGTGTAAAGTTAATAAAAATAGAAAAAAATGAAACTACACAAGTGGTTCAAAAGGTTAGAGATTTGATGGCTGAATATAAAATTTTAATCAGTCATATAATAATAGATGCCACCGGTGTTGGAGCAGGCGTAGCATCATTATTAAAAGGTTGTGTTAGATATATGGCAGGCGGAAAAAGTTTGAATACTGGATATAGAAACCTAAAAACAGAGTTGATGTATAAGTTCGCTGAACGAATTAACAATTTAGATTGTAATTTTCTTTTTCCATATGACGATGAGTTGATACAGGAAGCACTTTTATATAAAAAAACTTTCACTGATACTACGGCTGGAATAACAAATAAAGATGAAATTAAGAAAAAATTAAGTAGAAGCCCTGATACAATAGATTGTTTATATTTGAGGGCTTTTTTTGATATAAAAATTGGTGGGGCCACAAAAATTATTGTTATGTAAATGACTAATAATGAATATGTTATATCATTACAAAAAAAAGAAAAAGATTTAATACGAATAGCCAACTATCACGGGATAAGTGATTGTGCTGATATGATACAAGATTTATATTTTAAATTGTTAAATTTCAATGATGCTCAAATAGAAAAAATATGTAAAGATGGTGAGCCGTCCATATATGTAGTATTTATAATTTTAAGGAATATGATACTGAATAAAAGAAAAAAAGAAAAAGGTGTAGTAAATGTAGAATTAAAATATAATTTGGAAATAGTAGATGAACCTGAAATTAATAGATTAGAAATAGTTTATGATGAATATGAAAAAATAGAATGTGATTTTAGAGATCGGACTATAATTAAATTATATTTGAAGGGTGATACAATAAGAAGGATAAATACAGAAACAAATATAACGAGGCACTTTGTAAACAAAGTTATACAATCGTTCAATAAAAAGTGTAGAAATAGAATATGAAAAAAATAGTTGAACTTTTTTTTGATATAAATCACAAAAGATTGTCTTTAATAAAAATACATATTATACTATGAGTTATTACAATGTTTTTTATAAAATTATAGATAAGTTAATAAATAAATTGTCCATAAACGGGTTCAACACAATAACATATGGAACTGAAAGTGAAATAGATTTAGAGAACCCTGATAATAAATACCCTTTAGCGCATATTGTAATGCCGAATGGTTCTAATGACGAAAAAACCACTACTTTAAGTTTTGTATTAATTGTGGCTGATAGAATAGATCAAACTGGAAATGTTTATATTCAGTATGGCCGTGATAATTCTATAGATGTGTCGCAAGATTTATTGGTTAGAACTCAAACTACATTAAATAGTTTAGATCGTAGATATATAAATGCGAGTGATAGTATAGAGATTGGATATAATATGACTTATGATACAACATTTCAATCTTTTAAGGAACAATACAAAGAGTTATTAGGAGGTTTTGTTTTTAATTTAAGTATTAATATGCCTAATATGATAGATGATTTATCTTGTGAGGATTATAGTATTACAGGTGTGCCATCAAGACCTCAGGGGTTCGGAACATCAGGAACAGATGGAACAAGTGGAACAGATGGGTTAGATGGATCATCAGGTTCATCAGGAGTTAGTGGTTCATCAGGTTCGTCAGGAGTAAATGGAATAAGTGGTTCATCAGGAGTTAATGGAACATCAGGTTCATCAGGAGTTAATGGAACATCAGGCACAAATGGAACAAGTGGATCATCAGGAACAAATGGAACGAGTGGTTCGTCTGGGGCCACAGGAACAAATGGAACATCAGGTTCATCAGGAGTTAATGGAACATCAGGCACAAATGGAACAAGTGGATCATCAGGAACAAATGGAACAAGTGGTTTATCAGGAACAAATGGAACAAGTGGTTCATCAGGAGTTAATGGAACATCAGGTTCATCAGGAACAAATGGGGCCACAGGAACAAATGGAACATCAGGAACAAATGGGGCCACAGGAACATCAGGAACAAATGGAACATCAGGTTCATCTGGGGCCACAGGAACATCAGGAACAAATGGAACATCAGGTTCATCAGGAACAAATGGAACAAGTGGTTTATCAGGAACAAATGGAACAAGTGGTTCATCAGGTTCATCTGGGGACACAGGAACAGATGGAACATCAGGTAGTTCAGGCACATCAGGTAAAGATGGTGATATATCAGGTTTAAGATTATGGTATAGTAGTTCAGCATCTGATGTAACTTTACCAATAACTAATAGTGCTTTAACATTTACAAATGCTACTACACCTTTAATTACAAGAACATCAGGTAGTTTCATAACAGATGGTTGGACCGAAAGACAGAAGATAACTATTTCAAAAACAACAAGCAATAATAAAACGGTTGAGATAAAAGCCGTTTCAGGTTTGACACTTTACATTTCTTCAAATTCAACATTAACAAATGAAAGTGCTACTGGTGCTACATTAACCATAAATAATGAAATACTTACAAGGGTGCCCGCAATTTTTGGTGAAAACTCTGAAACAATAATTATAACAAGTGCTGATCCCCGTGGTGTCCCATTTGATAATTATATTAGTGTTGTTGGTGTTCCTGCCGTAGCAGAAATACCCGTAGGTTTATGGTCCTTTACTGGCTTTTTTTCAGGAGCAAACGCAACTTGTTCAGTTGGCTACGAAGTTTGTGCTTACTCAACAGGTGGAATATCAAGAATTTTATTTACAACAG